AAAATATAACTGCGTTTTTTCCAATACTTACGACCCATTTCTTCTAGTGCTTTGTCTTTGAACCAAGTACGTACTTCTGCCAAGATTGGGCAGGCGTCGCCATACATTTCTACGCACGGCACGGGCACGATAACTTGTTTTGAATCCATTTCACCTTTAATACCATTAAATGGTAAACGGATTTGTGCTCGCTCTGCCCAGAAGAAAGTATTCTTTGTATTGCCATCTGGTAAGAAACGTAGTGTTGCGGAAGAACCTTCTTCCATGTTCCAGTGTGGGTAAATTGCGTTATCACCACCTGTGGATTGATTACCGCCTTGTTTTGATTCGCTAGCGGCCAGTCGTGCGCGAATTTCTGCTAATGATGCCATTTTAAGTTGCCTTTCAAGTTTTATAAAATGTTGCCTATCTATTTCTAGATTTTAAGTTGCCTGTGATACTAAAGAAAAAAGCGTATTCACTTGTGTAGTGTACACGCTTTATTTCTCAGCGTCAAGTATATTTATGACGCGGTTGTTCTAATTACAAAATTATTTCTTCATTCCAGAAAGTTCTTTGAGTCGATCCAAGAAGCTCAAATCTTTATCTACTGGTTTCATTTTACCTGAATGTCCATACTTACCAGCTAACGGGCTAGCATCATCCTCCTTGGAAAAACGGTCTTGAATGGCACTGCCAAGTTTAGCACCAGCTACAGCACCCTTGACAGAACGAGTAGCGGCTCCGCCTAACGCACCACCAGCCAATGCTCCGCGAACGCCTTCGGTTGTCTTTTGGTCATCTTTGGCCAGTGCGCCTCCGACAGCACTCCCAAGCCCAGCAGCAGCTAATCCAGCAATTGGACCGCCTATTGCACTTCCGGCCATATAACCTGCGGTGCCGCCTGCGGTACTACCGGCTACTTCTTTCCAATCAATATCTTTGAGAGAACCTTCGTTGGTTTCTTTGTCTTTACTTAGATAATGGCCTGCAATACCACCTAATGCAGCACCTGGAATGCCACCAACGATGCCACCAAGGCCAGCACCAATGCCTGTGCCCAGTTCACCTTCTTCCATTTCATCATCCTGTTCAATAATACCGGATCCACCTTTGGTCAATTCTTGGCCGCCTACTGCCCCTGCAGCTGTTCCAATACCTTGCCCTGCTGTAGCACCCAATACTGCGCCTGCTGGGCCCCCAAGTGCACCGCCAATAGCACCACCAGCTAATGTTCCAAGCATGCCGCCGCCCATGGCACCGCCTACTGTGCCAAGGACACCTTCGTCTGTTTCTTCTGGAGGTAAACCGGCTAGTTCGCGAATTCTACTCTTTTCTTCAGCATAGTCACCGTGCATGACGCTTTCGCGCTCAATACCGTAGTCTTCGTCTGGGTTACCACCCACAATTCCTCCACCACTTAAATGGCTTTCTAAATTTTGTGCTACCCATTCCATTGGATCGCCCTCACGTGCTTTTTGCACACCATAAGGCATTTCCCCAGCATCTACATAGTAGTCGTACAAGGCATCATACAGATGTCGGTCTAGATCACCACCCTGTTCAAAATGACGAACTTCATACTTGAAACGATCCAATATGTGCTCAAGTTTTGACCCATCCTCGTCTAGCATACGACTTTCATTCATAGGCTCTAGGTCACCGGGATTAGTGGCTTCTGGGGGATTCATTTCTGCTGTAGCATCAATGTTTAATTGCTCAATGACTCGACGTACATCTGGATCATGACTTAACTCTTGCATGCGATCAAATACTACTTGACGTGCATCAGCGTTGGCATCACGCTCGGCCAGTTCTTGTAATTGATCAAATAATGCATCATCGCCTAACAGGTCATATAATTGTTCTGTAGCATTGGTAGCATCGGCGCCAACTGGCAAGTCTGTGCTCATTAGCTCAAGTAATTGAGCTTGTTTCTCAGGAGTGTCTGGCGTTGACCAGGTCCCTTCTACCAGGCGATCTGCCCAGGCTTCAAATATGTTGGCTTCTTTCATTGCTGTTCCTTGTTGTTGTATTCTTGCTATCAACGGCAGTGCATCTTCAATGCGTTGATCAATGCTTTGTGTTACAAATAAATGTTTGAGTCCTTCGATTACAACTGATTCTTCTGTGACATCAGCTGGAGCCCAGGATTCAAAATATGTGTTATATCCACGCAGGCTGGTTAGACTTTTAAGATTGTGCTGTAACGTTTCATAGTAAGCATTGGTTTGCTCTACTAGTGTAGCTGTATCACCTTCTAACAACTTACCTGTGTTGGCACGACGAAATCTTGATAGTACTGTCAGTTCCGTGACCATTTCTGCAATGTGTTGTCCACGTGAGTCATAAGGACGACCACCGTTGCGTACATGCTCAAGCATGGCCTTGCCTGCGGTTAAATTTTTAAATGGTAACTTGTAACGTTCACCTTCAGCTGTTTCAATAAACAAACTTTCTACATAGCGGAAACGTGCTTCATCTTCACCAAGGTTATGTTTGTGTTTGATCATTAGGCGTGATTCAGTTGCTCCAGCATTATAACTTACATCCTTCTTGCCAGACCAAGATTCAAACAGGCCTTCTTTGATTGCGGCCTGTCCTTGCATACTGTAACGCAAGTGGTTGAGATTTTTAATACCAAAGTTCATGCGATTATTTCTAACAGCAAAATTCTTTAATTGTTCTAGGAACTGGAACCATTCAGTTTTATCGGAGCCTTCCATGGTTTTACCCACGTTGTCGGCACAGTACACTTCTAAGTCGCCTTCGTTGCTGAGCATGATTACTACTGTACCGTAATCTTTACCGCTTTGGGCACGAAAGTCAAAGCTGAATATTTCAGCTTCAGCAGGATCTGGAGCAGGCTTGCCAGAAACATCTAGCATTTCTGGGTCAAAATCTCTGCTGACTAAGAGATCAAATAGTTTGCGGGCAGGCGTAAGTTGTGACATAGTAGTGTATTTATGTTTTTTTGAGCACTATCGCATTACACTTATAAACGGCATGGGTGGTATAATGACATCACCGTGGTCTCTTAGCTGGTTATTAATATTATTATCATAGGTTTGTAGCAGTTGTAGCATTCTAACTGTTAATACCGTGGCCATTACTAAATCATCAGTTTCTCCAATTTTAGCCGCATATCCTACACCCGATGCTACAAAGGTTTTAAGCTCGGAAACCAAGCTGGTACTACGTATTTTCATTCGTCCAGTTTCTATGAGTATTTTTAATTTGTTGCAGGCTGCTAGTTTAGACTTGGGTGTAGTATTAAATCCCTTGCGATATCTGCGGCCGCCACCCGACGCTGTGTCACTGAGGAAATAGCCTTGTATGCGTTCTTCTCCCCATTCAGCAATACTGATAAGTGCGGCTTCGCCAATGGTGTTGTTTTCTATACTAAAATAGATATTTTCTGGGCTGTTAACCGTTTCGTTAATGTGTGCGCAGATGTCGGCCAATATTCTAATTTGTTCTGGAATTGTGGTTTTGTTATGTCGCCATTCGCCTATTTGCTCTGTGGTGTTGGCTTCAAAAATCTGTATGGCCGCCGGATCTCCACCTGTACCAAGACTAGGATCTAATCCTACTACATAGGTACGGCCTGCCTTGGGACGTTGGTACCAGCGTACTTGTCCAGTTTTATACAAAGGTTCGTGCCCTTGTAGATCTAGGAGCTTGGCTGGAGCTATAAGAGTTTCGTCATTGATAATAAATTCACAACCCATTTCTCTGCGGAAACGATCGTCCCCTAACTGTGCTCGTTGTTCTTCGGCCCATTTTTCATCACGGTCCGGATGTTCGTTCCAATAACTACGATAGGCTTTAAATCCATTGATACCTACTTCTGTAGGATTACCGTAACTGTCCTCGCACTTGTTGGCGCCCTTCCACAATAAGGCAAACTGATCTTCGTCTGAGTTTGGTGTACTAGTAATAATTGCCTTACCACCTGTAGCCAGTGTAGGGCTGATAGAGGTCCAGAACTCTTTGGCAATGCCGGGCCGAACAAAGGCAAACTCGTCGGCGTAGAGTAAGGATATACTCATACCACGACCGGTATTTTCTGTTGTTGTGGTTGAAACTATGCGACTTCCGTTTTCAAAGTCCAAGTTACCTTTGTTGTAACTGGTAACACCTGCTCTAATATGATCAGGGCATAGCTCATAGGCATAGCGAATACGTTGCATGATTTCTTGCGAGCCTGTGTACTTGTGCGCGGCAATTAAGATGGTACTATCTGGGTGGAACATGGCTACCCATAACAAGTAGCCTGCGGCACTGGTACTCTTACCTGTTTGTCGCGGCATCATTGATATTGAGTAGCGATAATTATGATAGGTATCAATCAAGCGTTGTTGATATTCAAATGGATGA